GTAACATCAAATTGGTTTACAGCAGAAGATGTAGTTTGAAATATAATCTGTTCATTACCATTCTCATCACCGATAAAGTGTGCATCATCTATTAATATATTTTGAGAATTAGTGTCTAGGTTACCACCCAATTGTGGGGATGTATCTTCTACTACGTTAGCTAAATCTCCACTTGAACCGGTACCAGCAATAACAGTAGCTCTTGTTATTTTTTTAAGCCCACCACCAGACGCATCAACAGCTAAAAGAACATCACCAGATGCGGCAGTGCTAATTTCTGTTAAATCTGTAACAGCTATAGGATTAAAGTTAGTTCCATCTGCAACAAGTATATGTCCTGAAGTGTTCGTACCCATTACTAAGTCATCACCTGTTATGGTAAGATCACCACCTACAACTACATCACCGTTGAATGTAGCTTTACCTGCAAGAGCCATGTCAATGTCCAAAGCTGTAATTGCAGATGCACCATCTGTTCCTTTAATTTTAAAATTCTTATCTGCAGTACTAACTGTAAGTTCTACATCTGTAGAGCTGTTAGCAATGTCCAGTATAGAAGTGCCATCATCTTTTATAATTACGTTTGCACCATCAGCATCTAATATAATATCACCGGATGAATCTAGGGTAATATCTGTCCCATCGTTTGTAATAGTATCAAGTGCAATACTTCCAATGTTAGTAATATTAGCGTCACTCATATCAAAAGTTCCAGTGACATCTAAGTTACCACCAACTGATATATTACCTGTGGTAGTAATAGAATCTATAAAAGCATCTTTAAAATACAAAGAGCTAGTACCTAAATCTACATCTGAATCTGTAGTAGGAGCAATAGAACCATTGTTCATTGTAAATTGTGATTCACCACCTGTAGTAACTGTAATAACATCAGAGCCACTAAATGCAATTGATGTGTTTGTATCCCCATCACCGGCTATGGAGTCTAGCTGTACAGCACCCACATTAGATAATGCAGCATCACCAAAGTCTACAGCACCTGCTACGGTTAGCGTACCTGATACGTCTACGTTACCGTTGATATCCACAGTAGTTGCTGCTATTTGTATTTCAGTGTCTGCTATTAAATCAAGCTGTCCGTCAGCTGAAGAGTGGATGTACAATCCAGTATCTCTAAATTGTAACTTCTCAGTTGTTTCTATTAATAAGTCATCTGATATCTTAAAGTAATCCTCATCTTCCATCCATGTGATAACGCCATCGTTAGTCTCCCCATCGAATGTCATTACGATATCAGTATTTGCTGTTCCTATTCCAAACGTAGGTTGAAGAAAAGCAGATGCTACCTGATTAAATTCATTATTTAAATCAGAAGCCTCAATAACTCCTCCGTCAACAATTCCTGATGAACTTTGTCTTGTATAAGTTGCCATCTTATGCCCTTCCTCCCGGTGTAAATTCTAATTGAAATCCTTTTAATGAAAAAGGAATGTTATTGCTCGTGTCTGTAATCTTAACAGCTACAGCAAACCCCGAGCCTTCTACTGTCTGTCTTGTTATNGGTAANTCACCTTGTCCAAACGCTGCTGTTCCAAATAAACCTACCCCAAATATAGCACCACTTCCTGATGTAGATAGAGAGAATACATTTGGTTGTGGTGTGTTAACGTCAGCGTAGTTATATATAACAAACAAACTAGCACTAACTGCACCTTCTGGTTTCCAGTTTAAGTTTACTCTCTGCATTGTTTTTCTAATACCCGGATCTCCCATTGTTATATCTGGAGAACGATAGGTAGCATCTATGTTCGCTGTAGTTGCACCTCTAGTAAAAACATTACCAGAATCCTGTTTGTAGACGTATCCATCGTACCCTCCGCTGATAGTAGTCTCCACGTTGCTAATCAATTCAGAATCACAAGATGCCACTTTCATACCTTTAATATCTGAATACTCATAGCCCATTTGATTTGTATTCGGGTTGGTTTTAATCACAGCAATCAGCCCTTTCTGACTTGATTCTAATCCACCTGTTTTTGGGTAGAACAATCTATACTGTGATTTATTTCTAATTATCGTTGCTGTCACGTTGTCGTAACCTATTTCATTAATCCTATCTTGCACCTGTTTAGAAACAGTACCCAGTTCCACGTCACCAATTCTGGCTGTACCAGCAATTGTACGAATACCATCAGCTGCTAGGAAAATAATATCACCACCTATTTCCTGTATGGAATGATGTGCAAGCGTACCAACATTCTTTGCCACCTCGGCAAGTGCAAAGTCAGAAGAACTCTTTCCTGCAAGTTTATATATACTAGATTCCCCAAAGATAAATAACTCATCACGGAAAACTTTCATACCTGTAACTTCCACACCGATACTAAAGAACCTGCACCAGAACCTGATGTGAAGTTATCTTCTTGGAATGGTACGCTAAATATTATCTCAGCTTTGCTGTCGCTCATGCCTGCGTAGAACATGTGGTTAGCAAATGATTTTACAAACTTAGGATTAGTAGGAGCTGTCCCACCACCTGTAGCATTTATTATATCTTCTGTATAGCTAGTATTAAGTGTAAAAGCACCTGCAGATCCTGTTGCTATTATTATCTTATCTCCTGAACCATAATTAAACTTATCAAAATCGTAAGTGTGTGTAGCTCCTTTACCAGTAGCCCTACTAGTCCAAGTACCACTTGTAGTTCCTGTATAGACAGTTCCACCTCTTCCTGCTATTACCAAATCATTAAATATAGCAGTTACCATTATTCTTTCTGTTGCAGATGATACCTGTGGCACTATATTAGAATTGAACAATGTCGTACCATTTAATCTCCTATACCCACCTGTTATGTCCGGCTCGAAGTTTACAAGTTGCAAAGCCTCTCCGGGATGCATAGCAAACACATCTTTGTTCAGAGTTAAGCCTCCTCCTAAACTAGCCTTGAATGGTGATATGATCGAGGTATCAGGCATTTACATGTATCCTTGTATCTGTCATATATGCTTTAGTGTTTATATATTCTGATCTCATTATTTGTAACTGGTATTGGTATTCAGCAAGAGCCATCTGTGCAGCTTGAGCATCTGATCTTAATATGTGTGCGTAGTATTTAGCTCTGGTTATTATTACATCTTTAAATCTATCATCTAAATCTATCGTGTCACTATGGGCAGATAAATCTGTGTGTACTTTCCAATATTCATATTGAATGCTGTAGTCACTCTTATCAGGAACTGGAGACAATCCAAATTGTTTATCCTGTGTAGGGTATACATGTGTAGGCTTCCCTTGAGAGGATTCGTTGTTTGTCAGATCTCTTGTTAAGAACCTTTTGTTCCAGTCATCGTAGGTCATATACGTCAATCTAGATACAGGAATGTTTTCTGATACCCTAACGTAATCTACGTCTAAATTAGTAGAGTCATCGTTGTCTAGTGTTATAAAAGTAGTAGAAGCAGACGCTGTAAACACAGAGCTTAGAACTTCTCCTTCACCAAAGTTTGTTACAGTTATTGTTTCACTCAAGTTAGTTGTATCTGCAGCCGAAGTGCCTACTTGTATTTTTAAATTTGATCCTCCTGAAGAAGAGTCAAACACTCTAACTTGTATTCTATATTCTTTATTTTTCACAGTAGATACAGATTGGTTTGCTGCTGCAGCATTCAGTCTTAATCTACCATTGCCTCCTGAGTTGTAAGCAGGAGTACCAGATGATGTTGACCAGCTAGTGATTGCAGATGTAAACTCACCGTTAGTAACTAATTCTTTAGGGACTATGTTAAAAGAATCATAGTCTATTTTTCTGTAAGGAGCATCGCCACTTAACGGATAGTCTGCACTAGGCAGAGGATAAGTACGCTGTCCTGCATATGTAATTTGTTCTGTTGATTTGTAAAGATCAGGTATCTCTGATATAGAGTTATACACCTCGTGCATAGCTTTTAATATAAACTTCTTAACAGCTGTTTGTATACCTCTACTAGTAGAAAACGTACTAGAAGTAAGTTCAGCTTCGTTCATTTCGTTCAGTACATTATTAACTAATGTTAAATAAGTAGTTGCCATTAATTTATCCCCATTGTTTTCTTGCTACGCCTTGTGCAGTTTTAGAAAGTTCTCCGTAGTGGTATAATCTCACACTGCTTTTATTATGTGTCTTGCCTGAGTGTAGTTGACCGTTTGGCATCTTATGCATGCCGCCCTTGTGAACTTTACCCTGTTTAGTATAATGATTTACGCCTTTCATCTAACAATTCCACTTTCGTAATGATTTATTAATTCTTGAATTAGGATCATTCTTCTTCTTAGACCCTGTTAGTTTCTTCTTCATGCCTGTCATACGAGCACAAAAACTAGCTCTTCTTTTAGCTGACTTAGAACCTTTCTTTAATTTAGAAGGTTTTGTAGTCACGGCTGTCTTTAATTTAGATCCGGGGTTTGCTTTTCTGTAAGACTTCACACCCTTTTTGTTCAGTCCTCCCGCTGGGTTCTTCCCTTCTTTTCTTTGCCATGCTGGTGTTTTAGCCACGTCTTACTTTCTTCTTTGGTTTCTTTGCAGTTTTAGCAGACCTTATAAAATTAGCTTTTGTTGGTGCACCCGGTGATCCCGGCTTACGCATCTTCTCACCAGACCCTGCTGCTATTCTTTTTTTCTTCGCATGAATATTTGCGTATAATCCTGTTTTTGCCATGTTAATTATCCAGTTTTTGTAAAATTATATCTAGAGTTTGCTCAATAGAATCTATACGGGTTTCCAAATCTTTTACTTTATCTTCTCCAACCTTTTTAGGTTTATATATTTTTTGTGTAGATGTTAGATTTATTGTTGACATGTTTTTCCTTTGTTTAGATTGAGGGAGAAGAATAACCCCTCCCTCAAAGTTATTTAGTCTTAACCTACAGTATCGTGCTGTGCATCAGTATTGTTGTCGTCTTCATCAACACCTGAAATGTCACACATTACAGCCCATACTCTAATCTTACCAGCGGATGAATCTGCTCCACCGATAAGTATGTCTAAAGTATCTGCAGATGCTGATACATGTCTAGCAGTTGCAGTCAATGCAGCATAACCTGTTGCATTACCGTCACCGTCAACATAAATATCAACGTCTCCACCTGTAATACCCATATCCATAGTAGCAGAACTAGAAAGTGCAGTTATCACTTCTATTCCAGCTTCCATAATTAAAGTCTCTGCAGGTAT